TAGAAGTGGATATACTACCCATGCAGTTGGTCGAAATCTAACTTATGAATCTGGTATTTTAACAACAGGAACATCATCTGAAGCATCTGGAACAAAAGTAACTTTAGATGGCACAACATCATACGTTAAAATAAAAAATAAACCAAGATTATCTCCAATGAAAGGAACGGATTATTCTATTTCATTGTGGGCTATTTTACCAACATCACAATCTGATGATAGTAGAAATTATAATTGGATATTAAATAAGAATGGTTCTTACTTTGAAGAGTTCACCAACCGATACGGTCAATTAAAAACACGACAAAGAAATCAACCTACACCAATTTATCCGTATGATATAAAGGTATATAACCAAAACACATCTGAAAACGGAAAACTATCCATATCACTTTCAGATGGTAAAAGAACTTCAGAAGTAACATCATCAACATATTTAAATGATGCAACTCAACATCATATTGTATTCAACAAAATAGGTTCATTATTAGAATTATGGGTTGATGGTACAAAAGAAGCATCATCATCAATAAAATTAAAAACTGATATTTGGAATGAATATGATGTATTATTAGGTTCTCATTATGTAAGTGATTTATCAACATACGGACCAGTTCTTAGAAGAGATGTAGTATCTAATTTTTCAACATTAAGTGGTTCATTGGATGAGGTGAGATTTTATAGAAGAGCATTAACTCAAACAGAAATTGAATACCTTTCAAATAATGATTATCTAACAGGTTCAGCATACCAAAGTGATATTGTAGGTGAAATATTTTATAATCAAGGTGTAGCAGTAGTATCAGACCCAAGACCAAAATATAAAAATGTTTGGGTAGGGCAAGGTAATTGGGATTATGATAGTTCAACTTATGGTTGGAGTACAAAATACAAATCAACAAAGAAATTATATGAAACTTCAGTTCTATGTGAAATTGGTTCTTCTGAGTTTAATATTAGTACAAACCCAACTTTAAGAAAAAATAATGATGAGCGTGAAATGTTCTTAAAACCATTTGTAACAGGTTCTAACTTTTCTCCTTACTTTACAACGATTGGATTATATAATAAAGTTGGTGAGTTATTAGCGGTTGGAAAATTAGCATCCGCAATACAAAACAGAAATGATGTAGATATTACAGTAAAAATAAGATTTGATTTAGATGGTGCATTCGGAACTCCATCATTACCTGAAATATTACCTGAAGAAGAAAAACCTCAATTAAAACAAAGAGCAGATGGAAAGTTCGTTTGGAACTCAAAAGGATTTTAAAAAAGAATAAGTTATGGCAAACGGAAATTGGTCTCATATCCAAAAACAAAAAGGCCACAAAAGTGGTCTTGAAACTAAGATAGATGAGCAACTGAAATCAATAGGAATTGATGGTGAATATGAACAACACGAAATCAAATACACAATTCCAGAAACACATCATACATATAAACCTGATTTTAAATTACCAAATGGAATTTATATAGAATCTAAGGGTTGGTTCTTACCAGAAGATAGAAAGAAACATCTTTTAATTAAAGAACAAAATCCTGATATTGATTTAAGGTTTGTATTACAATCACCAAACGGTAAGATATATAAAGGTTCAAAAACTACATATGCACAATGGTGCGAGAAGAATGGGTTCAAATGGGCAAAGAAGGAAATTCCTCAGGAATGGGTAAACGAAAAGCCTAAAAAAATATTTTTTGGATAATTCAATTTTTTTTCGTATATTTGTTGTAATATGGAAGATAGAATACTTACGTTATTGGAATCTGTCTTAGGTAAATCTAAGAAAACATCAGGGAATAACTATGCCTTTTTCTCTCCGTTTGCAGAACACTACAAACCAAAGTTAGAAATAAATATTGGATTAAATTCAAAGGGTGATAACCCATGGCATTGTTGGATATCTGATGAAAAGGGTAAAACAATCCGTTCACTTTTCAAAAAGTTAAAAGTATCAAAAGAAGTTTGGGAAGAACATAATTCTATTTTCAGTAGGAAGTATAGATATACAACCCACCAAGATACCCACCAAGCTACCCACCAAGCTACCCATCAAGTTGTTCAATTACCAAAAGAATATATTCCGCTTTGGAAACCATCAAATTCAATTATTAGAAAGCACGCAATCAAATATTTGGAAGGTAGAGGAATTACACCATCTGAAATTGTAAAGTATGAAATTGGATATTGTGAAGAAGGTATATACAAACATAAAATAATTGTCCCATCATATGATTCAGATGGAAAGTTAAATTATTTCGTTGGTAGAAGTTTTTATGAAACTAATCACAAACATAAGAATCCAGATGTATCAAAAGATGTAGTTGGATTTGAAATGATGGTTAATTGGGATTTACCAATTGTGATATGTGAGGGTGTATTTGATGCGATGGCAATCAGAATGAATACAATACCATTATTTGGTAAATCACCACAATCAAAATTACAAACAGAGATAATTCGTAGAGGTGTAGAAAAAGTTTATATAGTATTGGATTCAGATGCATTTAAAAACGCATTAAGATTTGCAGAAACCCTTATGAATGGGGGTATAACAGTTTATGTAGTAGAGTTAGGTGATTCAGACCCATCTGAAATGGGATTTGATGAAATCAACAAAAAAATAAAAAATACTGAAGCATTAACTCTAAGAAAGTTAATGGAGTATAAGTTGGTAAGTGTATGAGAAAAGCAAAGAAGATTAACTATGATGGTAATATCAAAAAGATTTACCACATAGCGGATATTCATATTAGGAATTTAAAAAGACATACTGAATATAGAGAAGTTTTCGAAAGATTATATCAGTATATTTCAGATACAAAAACAGAAGATTCAATTATAGTTTTAGCGGGTGATATTGTTCATGCTAAAACCGATATGACTCCTGAAGTGGTAGAAATGACACAAACATTTCTAAAAAGATTATCAGATATGTTACCAACAATTCTGATACCAGGTAATCACGATGCAAACCTAAATAATCATTCGAGATTAGATGCGTTATCACCAATTGTAAATGCGTTATCACATCCAAATCTACATTATTTAAAAGATAGTGGTGTTTGGAAAATGGGTGGAATTTCCTTTTCTCACTCTTCTATCTTTTCTGAAACAAAAGGAATCATTCCTGCATCAGAAGTAAGTGGTGATTATAAGATTGCTTTATATCATGCACCTGTAGATAAAGTAAAAACAGAATATGGGTTTCAAATAGAAAACAAAAATGTAAATGTAGAATCATTTGATGGATATGATTTAACGTTATTGGGTGATATTCACGTTCCAAACCAATCCTTAAATTCAGAGGGTACAATTAAGTATTGTGGTTCTACTATAATGCAAAATCATTCTGAAGCAAAATATCCTGAACATGGTATTTTAGTATGGGATGTGGAATCTAAAAAATCAGAATTTGTTCCAATTCATAATGATTACGGATACGTTACAATTGATGTAGAAGATGGAAAGGTAGTTGGTAATCCAACCATACCAAACAAACCTCGTATGAGGGTTAGAGTGAAGGATACTACTCAATCTGAATTAAAGAAAGTTCTCGCTAAAATAAGAGTTGGTAGAAAAGTACAAGAAGTATCTATCCAAAAAGTAATCACAGATAAAAAAGATTATAGTGGTGGTTCACATATTATACTTCAAAATGTAAGAGATGTTGGATTCCAAAATAAATTGATAGAAGATTTCTTATCAGATAGATATGTTATTGGTGATGAACAATTAGATGTGATTCGTAATATAAACAACGAGATTAATCAAAAGTTAGGAACTTCAGTTGGTATGAAAAATATTATATGGAAACCTAAAACTTTTGAATTTTCAAATATGTTTTCATATGGGCCTAATAACGCCATTGATTTTTCTCAAATGAAAGGTGCTTACGGTATCTTTGCTCCAAACGCAAGTGGTAAATCATCTCTATGGGATGCTCTTTCATTTTGTATCTATGATAAATGTTCTCGTACTTCAAAAGCAATTGATGTACTAAACTATTCAAAATCTCAATTTGATTGTAAGTTTAATTTTGAAATTGAAGGTGTTGATTACTTCATTGAGAGAACTGCTAAGAAATCGCCTAAGAGGGGAACTGTAAAGGTTGATGTAAACTTCTACAGAATCAATGAGGATGGTTCTACTGAATCCCTAAATGGTGAAGAACGTAGAGATACAAATTCTATGATTAGACAGTATGTGGGTTCTTATGATGATTTTATTTTAACTGCAATGTCAAACCAATCGAATAGTGGTGGGTTCATTGAGAAATCTCAAAAAGAAAGAAAAGAACTTCTTGCTCAATTCTTAGATATGGATGTGTTTGAACAATTATATCAGGTAGCAAACGAAGAAATCAAAGAACTAAGTGCATTACTTAAAGATTATAAGAATCAAAACTTTACTGAAAAGTTATCAGAAGCAGAAGAAAGTTTAATTGAAAACAAAAAGAAAGTTGGTGAAACTCAAACCCTATTAGATGAATACAAACAACGTAGGGCTAAAGTTGGGTATCGTATTGAAAATTTACTTAGTGAATTAATCTCCGTAGATTCTACGGTGATTAACACCGATAATCTCATTAAAATTAAGAAGAATCTTCAATCTGAATTAGTTTCAAAAGAAAGTGAGTGTAATGGGTATCAGCAATCTTTAGATGATTTGAATTCTAAATTAAAAGAAGCACAATCTAAATTTGATAGATATGATTTGGTAGATTTAAAAGAAAAACATTTAAAATATGAGATGTATGTTGGTCAATTACAAACTATTCAAATAGAAATTGATGAGTTGGATAGGGAGATTGAACATAAGAAAAAACATTTAGATGGTATTGGCTCACTTACATTTGATGATGGATGTGAACATTGTGTAAAAAATAAGAATACACCATTTGCTCAACAAGCTCAATCATTAGAAAAAGAAATCAGAGAATTGGCACTAATACGAATTACTCGTTCTGGTGAATATGATAATGCTTCAATGGGTAAAGCTAAACATGATGTGAATGATATTCTTTTAGAGGTTCAAAAGTTAAAAGTTGAGATTGATGGGTATAAAGATAAAATTGAAAAATTAGAACTTCAAAACAAATCGTGCAACTTAGAACTTTCTGAATTAAAAAATAAAATTGAGAAAGTTGAAGGTGATATCAAAAAATCAATTGAACAAAAAGAATCGGTCGAGCATAACACAAAGATACAAAAAGAAATCGATAAATACAAAGAAAATCTAAAAGAAATTGAAGATTTGGTATATGAAACTAATGATACTTTAATCGATGTAAGTGGTGAAGCTAAGATAGCTGAAAATACAATCAAAACCATAAATGAATCAATTACCAAATTGGCTAATATGGAAACGAAGTATGAAGGTTATGAATATTACTTACAATGTGTAAAAAGAGATGGTATTCCATATGAATTAATTTCAGATATATTACCTAAGTTGGAAGTAGAAATTAACAACATATTACAACCATTGGTGGATTTCCAAATCTTATTAAATACAGATGGTAAAAACATCAATTCATATATTGCGTATGGTGATGAAGAGTTCTGGCCATTAGAATTGACAAGTGGTATGGAAAAGTTTATTTCATCAGTAGCTATAAGAACTGCTTTGATAAATGTATCTAATTTACCTCGTCCAAATTTCATAGCAATTGATGAAGGGTTTGGTTCATTGGATAGTGATAACTTCAACTCATTATATTTATTATTTGATTACCTAAAAAACCAATTTGATTTTATCGTAACAATATCACATATTGATAAGACGAGAGATATGGTTGACCAGATTATCGATATTACAAAAGTGGGTGGATTTTCATCTATTAGATATTTATAGAAAAGTAAAAGTTGACGGAGAGTGAATGTCATTGCAGTTTAAAAGAAATACACCAAGAGATTATTCTAATTTAAAAGTTCTATTTGAAGATACTTCACAAACTTCACCAAAGTTTTTCAGAGTATCAGATGTACCACAAGTTCTTACAAAAGGAAAGAACTTATTAAGAATATCTGCCCATCCATCGAACTTAGTTCCAAATTCACAAATAATTGTGGATATAAAGGATGCTAATGGCGACCCTATTTACTTTGAAGTTCCTGATTACTTAGAACAAGATAAAAGTAGGGTAATATCTATTTGGATTTATCACGATAAAGATGATGAAAATACTGCCAATGGAGATGCTACTATAACAATATATGGTATAGCTAGAGTTGACCAAAATGGAAAACAAGTTCCAAGTAGATACAGAGGCAAACATAATGTAAAGTGGTCTACAACTATAAATGTTGATAGGGATAGGGAAAACATATCACCTGTAATATTTAAGGGTGATATACTCCCAACTATTTCTATTTCAGAAAGTATTGAAGCATACCAAAATCTTCCAAGTACAGGTACAGAGTTAGAACTAACTACACAAACAGGTGGTGGTGCAAGATACATATATAAAGGTAGAACTCCAATTGTTCAATTAACAGATGGTTCTCAATTCAATCAAGAAATGGTGGAGTATTCACTACAACTTGGAAACTTCCAAATTCCTGCAACACCTGAAACTAGATTTGAGAATCCTACAAATATTACATCATATACATCATCCATTCTAAGGATATTGGATAATACAACCGCTGTATTACAAAATCCATTTACAACTACATTTGATGATAGAGAAGATTTAACACATACTTTTACATCAATTGAAAGTGCAGATTATTCAATCTCATATTTTGAAACATCATCTAATATTGTAACTGAAAATCAAAGGTCATACGCAAATCTAACAATTAATAATGTAAACCCAATAAGTGGTTATCCGAATAAGTTAAGAGTCTTAATAAAATCAGATGGGTTACCTGGTGATTATGAATTATTAAATGAGGTAACAGTTCCGTTTAGTTCTTCATTAAGTGTTAAAATACCAATTCCATCAGAACATTTGGAAGACCCAAAAAGAATTAAAGTTCAATATCTTAATTCAGCAGGTGAGATATCAAGAACCGAAACCATTACAGAACCATATAACTTCGAAGGGGGTAACTACTACTTTGGTGGTAGAAAAAACCTTATAAGTGGTTCGATGTTTATTTCAAACACATTAGATAGTGGTATTGAGTTGGGTGGTATCTCATCTGGATTCATTCGTTCAGTTGGATTTGAAGGACAAACATCTGCTTCATTAGGAAAAGGACCAGGTGGTTTCATTATTTATTCAGGTTCGGGTAATCTTCAAGTTGGTGAAGATGTATTAAACGGAGTTGGATTACAACTAATTGGTGATAATGATGATAGACATCTTATATTCACAACTGCAGAAGGTGGTTTATTGGATGTTAAAACTGATAAATTCTTTATAGGTACAACTGGAACTCAATTTATAAGTGGTTCGGATGGTAATATTGAAATTAGTTCATCATTATTTCACTTAGACCCTCAAAATAATTTATTAGTAATTGGGGCTGATGCAGTAATCAATGCTGATTTAACTGTTAATAATTTACGAACACCTGCAACTATAAATGGTGTACAATCAACAAGAGCAAATTCATCATCATCTATCGATTCTGATGGTTTTGCAAGATTTGTTTCTGCATCAATAGGTGGATTTGAAGTATCAGAAACTCAGATTAATTCAGCAAACGATAATCTTATATTAAAAGATAGTGGACAGATTACAGGTTCAAATGTATTATTTAGTGGTGGGAAAGTTGCAGGATTTGAAATCACAAATACTCAAATTAATTCTACAAATAATAATATTATCTTAAAAGCGAGTGGGCAACTTACCGCATCAGATGGATTCTTATTTGGTAATAAAGGTTCTGAGCAATATGTCCAATATAGTGGTGGTAACTTAGTTGTAAGAGGTGATTTGGCAGTAGACCAAATCTTTACTCCTGCAACAATTGGTGGTTCACCTTCCAATATAACAAATGCATCATCATCAATAACATCAGATGGTTTTGCTAAATTCGTATCCGCATCAATTGGTGGTTGGGATATTAGCACAGGTTCTATTGAGGGTGGAAACCTTATAATGAAACCAGAAGGTATTCTACAGACAAGAGATTTTGCAACAGGTGTTAAAGGTTGGAAAATATCATCTGAGGGTAATGGTACTGCTGAATTCGAAAATGTTCGAATTAGAGGTACAATGAGAACCACAACATTCGAAAAAGAATCAGTAAACGCAGTTGGTGGTCAATTATGGGTTGCTAACTCAACTACAATAACAGGCTCGGTAATTGCAAATGATGCAACGATGTCTGTTAAAAACGCTAAAGGATTTGAAAGTGGTGAAATCCTAATTGCAAAAAAAGTAGATGGTACTGGATTTCAAACAGAATACATTTTAGTAAATTCATCATCAGTTGATGGTAATCAAAGTAATGAAGATGAAAATTATGGTAGAATTTATGTAACAAGAGGATATGGTTCAGGTTCATCAGGTGATTTCGTTGGTGATATCGCATCAATATCACAATCATACGAAGATGGTCAAGTCGTAGTATCCACAGGAAAAATTGGAACGGGATACATAAAATTAAACGCAAACCCATCAGATACCGCAACTCCATTTATTGATGTAGTTGAAAGAACTGGAAGTGGGTTATACGATGTAACTCTTGCAGCAAGATTGGGTGATTTAAGTGGATTAGCAGGAACTGATTATGTATTTGGAAATTCAACACCAGGATATGGATTGGCAACAAACAATGTATTCTTACAAGGTGGTATCAAAGCAACTTTTGGTGAGATTGGTGGTTTTGGTATAAATGAAACAACTATATCATCATCAAACTCATTACTGATTTTAAGTTCATCTGGTCAAATATTTGCAGAATCAGGTAGAATTGCATCATTCATCATAACATCATCAAAATTTGATGCATTACGATTGGTGGAAGTATTTGCACCTGTTAATAATTTAACTGCAAGTTTTGGTGATGGGGCATCAATACCAACAGAAGTTGATAATAGAGCAACAATTACAATAACAAATGTTACGGAAAGTAATATTTCAATAACTGAGAGAGTTGATAATACAAGAGTATATTTAGATACACCATCATATTCACTTAATGAACCATACCAAATAAATTATAGTGGTTCATTCAACTTTAATTCAGGTCAAGTAACCTTTGTTAGTGAATCTTTAAATATATCATTCCCAACCGCATCATTCGGAGCAATTACAGGTGGTTTCTTTAGAATGGATAACTTCGAAAGTGGTGAATTTACAGTATTCAACGATGGAACTGAAGGAAATTATTTAGAATCTGTAAACGGATTATACGCATTTGCAATCGAAGTTCCTGATGGTGACGGCACACCATCATTTGCATCAACAGTTAACAAATCATCGATAAACACATTTAATGGGTACTTATATTCTCCCGCTGGGTTTTCTTTAGATGATAGAGTTGGATTTTGGGAAGTAAACGGAGATGATTTAGAGTTATTTGTAAAACCAGATTTAAGAATGATTTCATCTTTAACTGGTTCTTCAACATCAATTGTAGTATCATCATCAAATTCAAAAGACTCTATACAGACTTGGGATGTTGAAGCTGGCTCTGTTAGCTTTACATTAAAAGACACCTGGGGTGCTGGTTCATTAACGGACGGATTTAGTTCTTTAAGTAATTCACAAAACCCAACTGAAGATTTTATAAACGCATATTGGACTGCATCATTTGTCGGTCAATATTCACCAGACCCACAATATATTTGGATTAATAGTGGTTCGGTTGATGACCAGAGAACTGGAGACCCTCTAGGTGGTGAGATTTTATATAGGTTCTTTTTAACTGCATCTAATTTAAATGCTGCAGCTCAACCAGATACATCTTTATTTGCACCTCACATAACCGCAACAGTTTACTCAGGTCAACAAATAACACCAACTCAATACAATACAATTTCATCATCTTTCTTTGTGTATGATGACCGTGTTGCAGACCAATTCGGATTTGAAAGTGAAAATCAATTATTTTCTTTTTTCGGAGAAGGAGAAGCTGGGTCTTCTCCAACATCTTCATACGCACCTGTTAGAGGTGTATCTGAAGGTAGTGTTTTTTGGAATTCATCTCGATACAATTCAGGTGGCTCCGACCCTGAAACAGGGGTAAATTATTCAAACTCAAACTATCATGCATTATATCTACAACCAGGTTGGTTTATTAATCCATCTGTAGTATCAATTTTAAATGGTATAGATACTAATACAGGTAATGTGGATGGAAACTACCCAAATACTTGGTTAGAAATTGCTATAAGTGGAAGTACATATATAGGTGATGGTGGAGCAATTCCAAGAACTCAACCAGGACATGGTGTTCCTTTAACATTATATAATAATAATGTTGCTACAGTATATACACCATCAACGGAAGTTAAGTTATATAACTCAATCTGGCCATTAGATATTGCAGAAAGTGGTTCATTCCAACCCAATGATGGAACTGAATTTGGTGATGGTGTTATATCAGCAATAGGTTCTGCAGTAAACATTACCAATAGATTAGATGCAACTAGAGTTCAAACAAGTTTAACACTATCTCAATTAGCATCATTGACAGGAAGTGGTGACCCGTATTTTGACGTTGCAAACAATAACACACTACAAGGGCCAAGACTTGGCCATTCTGTAACATACGAATCTACAAAACAATATTCGGTAGGAACGGTATCTACTGGTTTCGAATCAGGTTCATTTGTAGAGAAAGTAACATTTAGAATTAGTGGTAGTGGTGAGGTTAGTTCTTCAAACTTTTTCTTAGATGAATTTGGAAATATTACAGGTTCCCAAGTAAACTTCTCAGGTGGTATCATCTCTGGTTCTGATTTAACTATTAACGCAAATCAATTTGAATTTAAAAACAATTTAGGTAGAGTATTTGGAGATTCTAATAACTTTATAATATCATCATCTCTTTTATCATTAGATAATAATTCATTGGAAGTTAAAGGTGATTTAAGAGCAAGTAGTGGTTATATACAAGATACTTACTTAGGTGGTAAGATTGTAGAAACAGGTGTAAGAAACCCATCTGTAGCTGGAGTTAGATATTCATTACCATTCTTAGAAGTTTGGACAACATCATCTACTGATAACAGATTAGGAATAGATGGTGATGATTCATCTCAAAATTTAGTAGGTTCACATGGTAATTGGGTAATTGGTGGGCCAATACAAACTATTAAACAATACTTAGTAACAGGTTCCGCATTAGATGGTGTTTCATATCCAGATGAATTTAAAAGTTGGTATGATATAAGTGGTATATCTAATGATTATAAATTTATTGATAATTTCAATGTATTGAATGTTTCAGATGCATCCGCATCTATATCACCATCAATAATTGGAACTCAATTAGTATTTAATTCAGCATCATTCAAACCAACGGGCTCTGCTGTAGTTTCAACAGTAACATCAGAGTTTATTAATATATCTGAATCTTTAAATAACAATTACCGAAATACTCACTTACAATTCGCAGCAAGAGGAACTACTCACCCATATTCTGGTGGATTTACTGGGTTTTATCCACAGTATAGAGTTGATATTGTATCAGGTTCTAAAACATTCTTTACAAAAAGGTATAAGGATGAAAATGCAACACATGAACGATGGAAAGTATTTGATATTCCAATAACCGATATTTTAACAACTGATGCAAACGCAACTACTGATAGTAGAGTTGAAAAAGAATTCAAAGTTAAAATAAGTATGAACTATAGTGGTTCATCCGCAACAGGTACTTTAGGAAGTGGTGTTAATGGTATTGGATTTGCTTTAACTGAAATGAGACTGGTAGAGCCTGTTAGAATTGCTTCTATAGATACTCAAACTATTCACTTTAAAGATACTTATATAACTTGGGATGGTAAAGAAGTAACTGCTCATAAAGGACACTTTGCACCAATAATAACATCTTCTACATTTGAATCAATATCTGGTTCTGAATATTCATTAGGTAGACCTTCTCAAAGATGGAGAACGGCATACTTAAAAGATTCAGTATCAACACTTTCGGATAGAAGATTAAAATCAAATATTCAAATTTCAGATTTAGGATTAAACTTTATTGATTCACTTAAACCTGTAAAATATAATATGGGTGATAAAAAAACTCATTATGGTTTAATTGCACAAGAAGTATCACAATCTCTTGCTGAATTTAATGTTGAAAAATTTGGTGGATATGATACAGATGGTCAATATTTAGCATTGAGATATGAAGAGTTTATATCACCTCTAATCAAAGCAGTTCAAGAACAAAGTCAAATAATAATGGAACTTCAGAGAAGAGTAGAAACTTTAGAGAGTGGTTCTAATAATTAATGGATATTTATTACTATGGGAAATTTAATCAAAGAATGGGTTAAAGGAATTTTAACCGAAGATATCAATAAAAAGGTAGTAGTTTACGCAGGTAGATTTCAACCATTTCACAAAGGACATTATGCAACTTATTCTCATTTGGTAAAACAATTTGGGAAAGATAATGTTTATATTGGAACATCAGATAAAACAGATAATATCAAATCACCTTTTAAATTCAAAGAAAAGAAAGTGATTATGATGAAAATGTTTGGTATTCCATCAGATAAAATTATTCAGATTAAAAACCCATATGCACCAACAGAAATCATTGGTAAGTTTCCCGAAGAATCAACTGCATTCATAACAGTAGTTGGTGAAAAAGATAGATACAGATTAAAAGGTAAATATTTTGAACCATATCATCCTGATAGAGTTGAGAGTGGATACAAAGATAAAGGGTATGTGTATGTAGCACCCGCTCAATCAAATCCAATTAGTGGAACTGATGTTAGAAATTGGTTATCCAAAGGTTCAGAAGAACAAAGAAAAAGTGGATTCAAAAAAGCATACGGAAAGTTTGACCCAAAAATCTTTAAATTGGTTAGTGATAAGTTGTTTAAGATTGAATCTAAAATGGAACGATTCATTAACTCATTTGATATGAACGATATTATTAAAGAGGCAAGTATGTATTATGCAGACCCAGGAGAACCTGAAACTGGATATCTTCCTGGTGGATACACACGAAAATTGGGAACTAATTCTGGAAAACCTGAACCTTGGTTTAATAAAGGTGGGTATACGCAAATGCATTTTCCAAAAGCAGATTACATTTACTCAAAAGATTCAGTTAATTCGGATAAGGCCGCATTTTCAGTTATAAAACGAGTAGAACCTAACAAGGCATTAAAAGAACCAATTGAAACGGATGATTATGTTACATCTGGTATTGGTTCTAAAGGTACTGATTTATCAAAAATCTCAGAAGCATCTCAAAATTCATCAATTGGAAAATCATTAGTAGATGATGGGCCTGGATTTACATATGGTAACTCAAAAACATACAAAAAAGTTGGTGAAGATGTTGCTCAAATGTTGGGTTGGCAAGTAGTTGATTATATCTTAGGTAGTGATGAAGATTCAATTTATGCAGATGATGCTAGAGGCTTGGAAGATAAATACCCAGTATCATATTTCCCATCTGGTAAAGCAGGTTTGGATGCACAATCACAAAGATATACTGATTTAAAAGGTTCAAATGCATATAAAGCTTGGGCTGATAAAATCAAAGGAGTTGCAACTTTAGTTGGATACAAACTAATAGATTTCTTAGATGCTGAAGAAGCTAAAACAAATAATCCAGATGAACCAACTAAAGAAGAATCTCCAAACTTTACTATTGATTCCGAAACTGAACCTCTAAAAGAAGGTTTGATTATGGAAGGTGGTGCATACGGACATATGAATCACCCATTTGATGTTGAAATGAATCTTACATTTGGAGATTTAAAAGCAATCATCAAAGGAGCATTAAATGGTAACTTAGAATTAGCAAGAGAAAAGACAGATGGACAAGCACTTGCTATTTCTTGGAGAGATGATAGAGGGTTAATCGCAGCAAGAAACAAATCACATCTTAAAAATAAAGGTGCTGAAGCACTTACTATTAAAGGAGTAGCTGATAAGTTTGCAAACAGAGGTGGATTAACCGATGCTTACAATTTCGCAATGAAAGATTTGGAATCTGCAATCAAAGGTTTATCAAAAGCTCAAAGAGATAAGATATTCCAACAAGGTGCATCATTTATGAACTTAGAGGTAATTTATCCAACATCAGTAAATGTTATTCCTTACGACCAACCACTTTTAGTATTCCATAATACAACTGAATACAATGAAAAAGGTGAGGGAATTGGTGCAAATCAATCTGCTGCAAGAATCTTAGCAGGTATGATTAAACAAATCAACAAAGATGTTCAAGACAACTATACAATTCAAGGACCACCGGTAACTGAATTACCAAAATCACAAAAGTTATCAGCTCAACAATCTAAATTTGAATCAATGTTGAAAAAACTACAAAGTGAATTTAAATTAAAAGATTCAGATGGTGTTGCTGATTACCATCAAGCTTGGTGGGAACAATGGGTTGATAAAAATTCACCAGAAACTTTAACCAACAAAGAAAAAATGGGATTGGTAAAGAGATGGGCATTTTATGATAAAGGATTTAGATTGGATAACAAAAACATTGAATCAGATAAAGTATTACAATGGGCTAAAAAAGTAGATAAACAAGACCAAGCTAAAATATCAAAAGAAAACACTATGAAATTCGAAGAGATATTCTTAGGTGTTGGTGCAGAAGTTTTATCATTTATGAGTTCAGTTCTTGCAGCTAATCCTGATAAGGCAGTTAGAGATATGAAAAAAGAATTGGATAACACAATTAAAGCAGTACAAAAATCAGGTGACCCTAAAAAGATTGAAAAACTAAGATTGGAATTAGAGAGATTAGCAAGATTGGGTGGTAAAGAAAAGATTGTACCAAATGAGGGTATTGTATTTGTTTACAAAGGAAACACATATAAATTAACAGGTGCATTCGCTCCATTGAATCAAATCTTAGGTTTAATGTATTTTTAAAGTATTTATATAAAAGGAAAACCTGATGGCAAATATAGAACAAAACAGAAAATTAATGATAGAACAAATTGAATCGTTCAAAAAACCTTTGAATGAGGCAAATATTGATATGAGTAAAAACCCACGAATTGTTTTCGGTGATTTATACGATGCAGTTAGAAAATTCAACGATACAAAGGCAAAGGATGTATTGGGTAAAAAGGGTTTAAAAGAATTAGATGATTTAGTTAAAAAAATGAACTACATCAGAGGTCTAATTATGATGGGTAAAATGCAATAATTTTAAAACCAAAAAATAAGTTATGAGTAAATTAAAGAATATCAAAGCGGTATCAGAAATGTTAGAGGGTAAACACAAAACCCAAACTAAAAAAACTGTATCATTTGATAAAAAAGAAGTTGTAAGAAGAGAAGTTGGTGATACTTGGACTGATGATAAAGGTCAGAAGTGGGAACAACGAAATGGTTACAAAGTAAAGGTAGGGAAACTAGCCAAACTCAGAGAAGAGTTGAAATCGTTTCCAAATTGTAGAAAAGATGTTTGTAGTTGTACAACACCTGGTTCTGCAGATTTAAAAATGAAAGCATATCACGGAATGTGTTTGGATTGTGTTGTAGATATGGAACATGAACTGAAACTTAAAGGTGAATATGAAACTTATGAAAAGAAAAAGTTGTTAAGTAACGCAGAATCTTGGTTAAAAGAAGCAGAAATAGAAAAAGAAGTTCTAAAAACAACAATTAAAGCATCATTCATCAATGAAGATGGTTCTACTGAAGAGTGGGATGGTTTATCAGAAGAAGAAGTGATGAAACAAATTGAAGAGGGTTTCGAAAAGTTTAAAGAAAACTTTATAGGAAAACTCAAAGGAGAACTTAATGAAAAGATTATTCAAAAAGATTGAAAATGGATTAACTGAATTGTTTAAAGATGATAATTCGATAAATGAAAAGGCCGTAATCGGTTTTTTAGCTTTCTTAATGATGGTATTAACATTACTTATTGATTTATATACAGGAATCAAAGGTGAAGAGATGCCAATACATGAATTTGTATTTGATGGATTCTTATACATCACATTAGGAGCATTAGGAATTGCATCTGTAGATAAGATTTGGGGAAACAAAGGAAATAAAGAAGAATAATGGATATTAAAGGTTATTTAAGAGAAAGATTTAATGAGTATTACACTCAAAAAATAGATGAAGTTCTATGTGTTGAATACGCATTATCAGACTTATATGAAACCTTATGTTCAGAAAACCTAATGAATGAAGACCTTAGAAAATGGTTTGGAAAAGGTGGTTCAGGCGGAACTACCAAAGGTGGTTGGGATAGATATGGTTCTGATGGTCAGAAATTAGGAAAATGTGGTGAAGGTGAAAAAGGTGGTGCATACGCCGCTTGTTTATCCGCAGAAAAAGCAGCAAAATTAGGACCGAAAGGTAGAGCTACATTTGTAAGAAGAAAAAGAGCAGCCCAAAAGAAAGCTGGTGATAGTAAAAAGGGTGGAGAAAAAACAAAAGGTCAAAAACCAACATTTTCCAAAACAGGAGCATAATAATGAAAATTGATATTAAATCAGGTGGGCAAAAGTATTCGGTAGATTTCCAAATCGGACCAGGTAGAGGTGATATCCACTTTACAGCAATGGCAAAATCATCAAAGGATTTAGATGAATTACAAACGGCAATTGTTAACAGAGGTGGTAACGACCAAACCATTGGTGCCATTATTGCAAAAGCAATTGAGAATAAATTGAAACTACCAATTGATGTTGATTATGGATATCAAGGTGCAGGATACGGATTTAAATTAGATTTATATTCTATTTCTAAAAAATTAAAGTAAGGAAACTCAATGATAAAATTAAAAGAATTACTAAACGAAGCAGTAAACGAAGTATCTTTCAGACCAAACCCAGGTACTATGAGTGGTGGTTCATATGAGTTAGATAAAAGAAAGTATGAATTAAAAACAGATGTTAAAGGTGTAAGAATTGGTGATTATACAAATGTAACATTACCTAAAGGAACTATTATATATAACTTACCAGGTGGAGTATTTGCACACCATCCTTCATTAAAAAGATATGAAGCTGGAATGAGGAAATATTTTAATACACCCACATTCAGAGGAATATCAATTACAAGAGAAAAAAATGTTATTCTTTCAATAGAAAAAAATTCTAAGATATTAGAATCAGTAGATAAATCTAAATTAAAAAAGGTTTATGATAATCTCAATAAAGGTGATGAGGTTACAATAAAATATGGTTCATCAATTAGTAGAAATAATGAAGTAACTTTTATTGTAAAAAAAGGTAAAACCACAGTAGGTAAATCTAGAGTTGAAAGAATTACATTAGTAAATAAAGCAAATCCAAAAGGTGTTAAGTATTACCTATATAATCGAAATGGTAATGTATCATTAGCAATTGGTGATATGGCTGCTACAATTGATGATATTCAGATGAACGAATCAGTAAACGAAGCCAAAGATATGGCATTTGTTGATTATCTTAAAGTGTTAGATGCTAAGTTTTTAGATGGTATGAAAGCTGTTCGTGGAGACAATGGAAGTGATGCTCAAATTAAACCAACAAGAGGTGATATACTACAAAACTTCACCCTATTCAGAAATTACTTATCTGCTTTAACTAAGAAATATAAAGGTGATAAGACTAAACTTAGATTTCTAACAGAACGAGCTAATAGATTAAATGAAATAATAAAATTAGTAAACGAAGTAATTAAAAATGGTGATGTTATCATTTTTAAAAAATCTAAAGGTGAAGTACCTAAGATTAAATATAACTCATACTCAAAGCAATTTGCAGCAGATTTCATATCACATACGGATTATTATAAAAACCTAAAAGATGCCATTACAGATATGAAAAACGCAGGATTTGTGATTGATAAATACATACAAACCGAATCAGTAAACGAAGGTATTGAACCACAAATCAAAAAGATTGCATACTACACAGGTACAAGACCCGAAGCAGTTGAAGATTTCGTTTCTAAACATGGATTGAATATTACTAAACTTCTTAAATTTGTTGAAAAGGGTAAACTTCCAGAAAGAATGGCAATTGTATCAGCATTAGCGGGTAACCCAGGAAATCCAGTTCAAAAGAAAATAATCAAACAATTCTCAGAATCAGTAAACGAAGAATCATATAAAGTTGCAGGTAAACCCGTTACCTTAATTAAGGGTAAAAAATCAAATGGAACTGATTGGAAAGTAAAATTTCAAAATGGTAAAGAAACTTCATTATCAGATGTATTATCATTAATTAAACCATTTCCAAAAGGTATTAAAGAATCAGTAAACGAAGCAAATGGGACTTACTTTAAAGCCGCATATGAAGCAGCTGAATACGCAAAGGAAATGGCTGAGAAAAAGGGGTTTGAGATTGATGAAGATGATTGGCAAACTCAAATTGGAATGGGTGGTAAACACAATCGTTTAAGACCGGGTGTTGGTAAAACACATTCATTCTCAGTTGGATTAACAAAGAATGGTAAACCACAAAGAAAAGCATTAAACATATCACTATATGGAATGGATAGTGGAAGCTACGAATTAACATACTATATAAACTAAGGATAGATTATGAATTTAAATGAATGGATAAACACTTATATAAATGAAATTTCAGAGGATGAAAAAGACCCGCAAGAAATCACAGTAGGTAACTATCAAACAAGATACTTTCATGTTTGTCCAGGTGCATCAACTCTATACAAAGATATAGAATCAAAAGGTGTTGATATGGATATGGCCGAAAGAAGTGCAAGATTACAAGATGCACTTTATTTCGTAGAAGAACACATTCAAAGAGATGGGTATGAGCCTGATAAAGATTATGTAATGGTTGCTAATAACATCGCTAAAAACATTATGAAGATGGCTAAACTGATGGGATTGGAAGAAGAACACAATTACATACAAGGACACGTTGATACAATTGAAAAGGTTGTAAAAGAAAAAGGTTTAGAAGAATCGATTATGAACCTTACTGAAAAAAATACACCAACTGACCCATCAAAATGGGCTTACTATAAAGCTCAAGCAAAGAAGAAATTCGATGTATATCCATCAGCATACGCAAATGGATGGGCTGCTAAAAAATACAAAGCTGCAGGTGGTGGTTGGAGAAAATCAGAATCAGTAAACGAAGCAACTCCAGAAGAAGAGGATGAATTCCACAGAAATTTAGATAAGTTAGTTCATAAAACATTCGGACACAGTTCTGATGAAGAAAAAATGAATGAAGCTAATGAACCAGATATAATTTCACAATTAAGAGATATCGTTTCAAAAAAACAAAATCAAAAACTAAAAGACCCAAAAAGTGGTAAAAAGATGAGAGTTGATTTATACTCAGCATCAGCAGTTACTCAAGTGTATGATGCACTAAAACAACAATCAAATAAAGATAAGTTTGTTGGTATGGGTTTAGTTGGTATGGTTAATATGGCATTTAAATTGATTAATAAACAAGAAATAGTTGAGTATGATGTTGAAACATTAGAAGAACTAAACGATTTCCATCAGTTTATGAAAGAATACAAAGCAGATATTAACGAAGCAGAATACCAAGGTAGAAAAGTAGAACTTGGTAAGATTATGCAAGGTGATGTTAAGAAATTTAAAGTTTATGTTAAGAACGATAAAGGTAATGTTGTTAAAGTAAACTTTGGACAAGGTGGTGATGCTAAAGGTGGTACGATGAGAATTCGTAAAGATAATCCTGAGGCAAGGAAGTCATTTAGAGCAAGACATAATTGTGATAATCCTGGTCCAAGATGGAAAGCGAGATATTGGTCTTGTAGAAAATGGTAATTATATAAACTATTTTAAATATTTATAAACAAAAGAACTTATGGAAACCTTAAAAAAACTAATATTAAAGTTATGGAATTGGTTGAAAGACCAAACTGAAATCGATGAAAAAATCGAAGAAAAAGTTGATGATATCAAAGAAGATTTTGATGATGTTGTAGAAGAAGTTAAAAGAAGATACAACAGAGTTAAAGAAGAAATTGATGATGTAAAAGAATCAACATCAGAAGTTATTAAACAAGTTGATGATGTTGCAAAAGCAGTGGGTGGTTCTAAACGAAAAGGTAGAAAACCTAAAAAACAATCAATATCAAAATCAAATGTTAATACAAACAAACCATCAGTAAAGAAAATCACTAAAAGTGCTCTTCGTACAATGAAAAAAGATGAGTTACTTGAAACTGCAAAAGCACAATTCAAAGCAGATTTAGACCCTAAGTTAACAAAATCAAACTTAGTAAACAAGGTATATGAATTATATCATAAAAAATAATGAATCAATTTTTCAGTAACATAAAGAACATCATCATAGTGGTATTGATTGTAATAATCATTATCATGCAACAATGTTCTGGCCCATCAATCGATTTCAACTTATTTGGTAAGAAAAACAAACAACCCGATGCTGTTGAAGGAACTGTTATTACCAAAATAGAAACAAAATGGGATACTGTAAAATTTGATAGCTTAGTTTATGTTCCTAAATGGAGAGTAAGAGTTGATACGGTACATGATACAACCTTAAAGGATATTGATACACTTTCAGTATTAAAAGATTATTACGCAAAGTATTTTTATACGGATACATTAGATTTAGATTCATTAGGTAATATCATAATCAATGATACTATATCACAAAATTCAATCATATTCAGAGAAATTAATCCAAACATTTATATTCCAACTACAATCATAAAAAGAGATTCACTTATTTCAAAAAATGAATTTTATTATGGATTTGGTTTAGCAGGAAATCAAGAACAATTCAATTATATTGGTGGTGAGTTACTTTGGAGAAGTAAACGTAAAAAAGTAATTGGAGTAGGATTAGGTATTAATCAAAACTTACAACCAGTTGGTTCTCTAAGAATGATGTGGAAAATAGGAAAATGAGTTATGAGCAAATCAATAAAAGAACTTATAAGGGAAGAGTACATAAAATGTGCTAAAGACCCTGTTTACTTTTTCAAAAAGTATTGTTACATCCAACACCCAAAACGTGGTAAAATCTTATTCGACCTTTTTGAATTTCAAGAAGATGTTATGGATGAATTTGATAAACACAGATTCAATGTAATTCTTAAATCACGTCAGTTAGGTATCTCAACATTATCCGCAGGTTATTCATTATGGATGATGTTATTCCACGAAGATAAAAACATATTGGTAATTGCAACCAAACAAGAGGTAGCTAAAAACTTAGTTACTAAGGTAAGATATATGCATGAGAACTTACCATCTTGGTTAAGGGGTGAAACTGAAGAAGATAACAAACTATCACTTAGGTTAGGTAACGGTTCAACAATTAAAGCAACATCAGCAAGTGGTGATGCAGGTCGTTCCGAAGCTTTATCAATGTTGATTATCGATGAGGCTGCTTTTATCAAAGGTATTGATTCAATTTGGGCATCTGCACAATCAACTCTATCAACAGGTGGAAAAGCAATTGTATTATCAACTCCAAATGGTGTTGGTAACTTCTTTCATAAGACTTGGTTAAAGGGTGAAGAGGGTGATGGTTGGAATCCAATCAAACTTCATTGGACAGTACATCCAGAACGAAACCAAAAGTGGAGATTAGAACAAACTCAATTGTTAGGTGAAAAGATGGCAGCACAAGAATGTGATTGTGATTTCATTTCATCTGGTTATACAGTAGTTGATGGACAACTTCTACAATGGTTTGAAGAAACTCATATTCAAGAACCAGTTGAGAAAAGAGGATTTGATGGTAACTATTGGATATGGTCACAGCCAAATTATTCAAAAGATTATATTGTAGTAGCGGATGTCGCAAGAGGTGATGGAGCAGATTACTCAGCATTTCACGTCATAGATGTAGAAAATGTAGAACAGGTTGCAGAATACAGAGGTAAGATTGAAACCAAACATTATGGTAATATGTTGGTGAATGTAGCAACTGAATGGAACGATGCTCTATTAGTGATTGAAAACGCAAATATTGGGTGGGCAGTAATTCAAGAAGCAATTGATAGAAATTATTCAAACTTATATTATTCCTACAAAGAGTTTGGATATGTAGATGATGATATTCATTTACAAAAAGGATATGATTTAAAAGATAAATCTCAGATGGTACCTGGTTTCTCAATGACGAGTAGGACTCGACCTTTGGTTATATCTAAATTAGATACATATATGAGAGAGAGAGTTCCAATCATCCGTTCTAAGAGGTTAATAGATGAGCTATTCGTATTTATATGGAATGGTAGTAGAGCTGAAGCACAGCAGGGTTATAATGATGACTTAGTGATTTCATTCTCAACATCTTTGTGGGTAAGAGATACCGCATTAAAACTAAGACAGCAAGGTATTGAATTAAACAGAAAAGCACTTTCTCTAACCTCTAAAAATTCAGGTGTATTCAAAACAACACCACAAGTTGCTAAGAATGCATGGAAGATGAATACTGGCAGAGGTGATGAAGATATCCGTTGGTTATTGTAATTCTATTTTTTTTAATATTTATATTCTGTAAGGATTATATAAACAAACGTATTACTATATATTATGGCAGATACTTCATTATTTGGAAGATTAAAAAGACTATTCTCAACTCAAACCGTAGTTCGTAGAATAGGAAAAGATAAGTTAAAGGTAGTTGATTCTTCAAGATTACAAAGTGATGGTAATCGTAGAGGCTCTGCTTATTATGATAGGTATGGTAGATTGCATGGTTCTAACTCAAGAAAGAATTGGCAAACCTACAATGAAAGATTTAATTATCACTCAAATAAATTAGAACTATATACTGATTATGAAGCAATGGATAAAGATTCCATTATATCATCGGTATTGGATATCTACTCAGATGAGGCCACATTGAAAAATGATATGGGTGATGTTCTTAGAATTAGTTCATCTGATGAAAAAATCAAAAAAACACTTCACAACTTATTTTATGATGTTCTAAACATTGAGTTCAACCTTTGGTCTTGGGTTAGAGGTATGAACAAATATGGTGATTATTATCTTTATTTAGATATTGATGATGAGTTGGGTGTTGTAAATGCATCACCATTATCAACATATGAAACGAGAAGAGAAGAAGGTTATGATTTAGATAACCCATATTCAGTAAGATTTGAAGTAGAACAACAAAACACAAACGCAATCTCACAAAGAAATGAAACTAAGTTCTTAGAATCATTCCAAGTAGCACATTTCAGATTATTGACTGATACAAACTTCCTACCTTACGGACGTTCATTATTAGAAGGTGCTAGAAAGACTTGGAAACAATTAATTCTTATGGAAGATGCTATGATGATTCATAGAATTATGAGAGCACCTGAAAAGAGAATCTTTAAAATTGATATCGGTAATATTCCACCTGCAGAAGTTGATACATATATGCAGAACATCATCGACCAGATGAAGAAAACTCCATACATTGATGAATCGACTGGTGAGTACAACCTAAAGTTCAATCTTCAAAATATGTTAGAAGATTATTATCTACCTGTTAGAGGTGGACAAAGTGGTACTGAGATTGATTCTCTTAGTGGCATGGAATTTGGTGGTATAGATGATATCGAATACCTAAAGAATAGAATGATGGCAGCTCTTAAAGTTCCAAAGGCGTTCATTGGTTACGAAGAGGGGGTTGAAGGTAAAGCTACACTCGCACAACAAGACATTCGATTTGCTCGTTCTGTAGAGCGAATCCAAAAGATTGTTCTTTCAGAATTAACTAAGATTGCAATCGTTCACTTATATGCACAAGGATATGAAGATTCGGATTTAGTAAACTTTGAATTAGAATTAACTACACCATCGATTATATACGAACAAGAAAAAGCAAACCTTTGGTCTGAAAAAGTATCTTTAGTTAGAGATATGATTGACCTTAAAATGGTATCACAAGAATGGATGTATAAAAACATCTTTAATATGTCAGATGATGAATGGAAGTTAGAACAGGCTAAAGTTATTAATGACCTTAAACTTAAATTCAGACATGAACAAATTGAAACCGAAGGTAACGACCCTGTCAAAACAGGTGAATCATTTGGAACACCACATGATTTAGCATCGTTATCTCAGCAAGGTGGTGGTGATGAAAGTGGAGCAAATGCAGGATTCCCAACTGCTGAAAACAAAGGTGGAGCGCCTGAAGGTGGATGGCCAGGTGCTGGTAGACCAAAAGAAGGTGGTAATTACGCTACTGATGATAACGCATTTGGTAGAGACCCGATTGGAAACAGAAGTATAAGTATTAAACCAGAAAAAGCATATAATGCAAACGAAGTGGTTAACAAAGAATCTACAGATGCAATGTTATCTAAAATGAAGGTAAAGTTAAAAACTAAGAAAATTATAACCGAATCACTTAAAACAGATGATGAAATATCTGAAATTGGGTTATTAGATGAAAAAAACATATTGGAATCTGATAATTAAGATATTTATAAACAAATACATAGGTTACTTTACCAAAAATAGAAGGAAGTAATGACAAAATTAAAACATAGTAAGTATAAAAATACAGGAATTCTGTTTGAACTATTGGTTAGACAGATTGCAACGGATACTTTAAACAATAGAGATTCGAAAGCAACCAACATAATCAAAGAATTCTTTGGAAAAAAGACAGAATTGGCAAAAGAACTAAGATTATATCAATCTATGATAAAAGAATCGTTCAATTCAGAGTATAAAGCAAGTGAATTTGTTAATATTATACTTAAAGAGCGTTCAAAATTAAGTGAATCTACCTTAAACAGACAAAAATACAACTTAATCAAAGAAATTAAGAAAAATTTTGTGTTAGAAGACTTCTTTAATTACAGAGTAACCAACTATAAAGAGAACGCATCGGTGTATAAGTTGTTTGAACACAAAAATTCAGATAATCCAAAGGAATATGTAGAGTGTAAATCAACTTTAATGGAACATTTGACAGGAAAATCACAAAATTCCGATAAAATTGTATCTACTATCAATGAAGAATACACAAAACAACCAAAAGAAGTTAGATTATTAGCATGGAAGATGTTAATAGAGAACTTTAACAACAAATACACCAATTTATCTGATAAGCAACAAAATATTCTTAAAGAATACATCAATTCGGTTGATAACTCTGAAAAATTAAAGAATTTTGTGGTTAGAGAGTGTAATTTACTCACTAAAAACATAAAATCAGTAAAAATCACCGATAAAGTAACTGAAATCAAAGTAAATGAGGTTGTTAAACTTATTTCTAAGTTAAAATCATCAAAAGTGATAACAGAATCACAAATTCTTTCACTTTTACGTTATAACGAACTATATTCTGAATTAAAGAAGGCATTTAAATGAAAAGTTTCTTAAAAGAGATAGAAGATAAGTTTGAAGAAATAGAAGAAGCTAATGTAACTGCTAATTTAGATGGTGGGGCAGGACCTCCCCGTACTCCAAATGCATTTTCTAAATCAAAAGATGAAGAAGATTTAGATGATGACCATATTGAAGTATTGGGTTACAAAAAATCTAAAAAAACCAACAAACACTTCAGAGCAATGGAATCTTTAGAGCGTAAGTTGGAAGAAAAGATAAATGAGATATCATACAAAGAATATAAGAAAGATGATAGTAGAAAAGATTACCAAAAGGTAAATGATTCTATAAAGAAAATCAATCGTATGATGTATGAGATGGAAAGAATCGTAAATCAAAACGCTAAGTTAAAAAACGAAGCAGGAGTTCATACAGGACAATATTGGAAATCTACACAAAAAAGATTTGGAAAAATTTCTGAAAGAATGTTGAAAGTCGCTCAAAGGTTAAAAGAGTTGAGTGTATGAGTTCTAAAAAGAAACATATCATTAAGGAAGAACTTACTAATAAGGATTTGGAAGATATCAGATTACTTATTAGATATGAAGTTGCACAGATTATGTTCGATTTATATAGAAAACGTAAAGTGTGGGATAAATAATGAGTAGATTATTAATAGATACTATACCATTTTCAATGAGTCCATCTCAAATCAATGAATCATTAAAACAAAATAATGGTAGATTGATTGTTGAGGGGGTACTTCAACGTGCAGAAGCAGAAAATCAAAATGGTAGAATCTATCCAACTGAAATTCTCAGACGAGAAGTAAAAAAATATATGGGTAGAGAAGTAAAAGAAAATAGAGCATTTGGTGAATTAGACCATCCAGAATCATCAGTAGTTGAACTGAAAAACACATCACATATTATAAGAGATGTTTGGTGGGATGGTAAAGATGTTATGGGAAAAGTAGAAATCCTAAAAACACCAGCAGGAAACATTCTTAAAGAATTAATAGAAGCGGGTTGTACAGTTGGTATTTCATCAAGAGGTATGGGTTCTGTTAAAGAATCATCAAATGGTAGAACTGTAACGGTGGAAGACGATTTTGATTTGATATGTTGGGACTTCGTTTCGAACCCATCAACACATGGGGCATTTATGAAACCTGTAAATGAATCTGTATCATCTAAACCAATTAAATCATATAAAAAAATCAATACATTAGTAAGAGATATCATCTGCGAAATCGATGGTGTTTGTTCAATAGGATAACATTATGAAAAAACTAAAAGATATTTTAAAAGAATCAAATGTTCAGATTGGAAAAGTTTACTCTAATCCTTACGCAAAATCATTTGTAAAGGAAGAGGAAGAAGAAAGACCACAAGCTGAAGAATTAACAACTGAACAAAAACATGCATTCTTAGAAGCAGTTAAACAATTCAAAAAGTATGGCGAAGCTGTTTACAGAAACGCAGGTTTAGGTGAAGTTTACGAATCAATCAAAAATATGGTTGAAATGGCAGGTAAAGTAACCATTTCTGAAACTGATGATTGGTTTGATAATGTAACTGTTAGTAGACATATGAAAAGAATGGGTGAATCTTTTAAAGTATTTGAAAAAACACTCAAAGAAGTATCAACACTACAACAAAGATTAGAAGCATCTTACGATGAGATTGGTGAAGTTCTTGGTAAGTATTACGAAATCAATGAAAAAGAAGAAGTGGAAGAGGGAAATGAATTCGGAGCAGCAAGAGCAAAAGCAATCGCAAATGGTGATGATTCATTTGAAGTAGATGGTAAGAAATATCCAGTAAAAGATGTGGATAAGGATGACAAGGAGAACG